TCTCATGTCGCGGTGAGGGTGATTAACCCTGAAGACGAAGTTGTCATCTTCCAGCGCCAATCAGTTGTTGATTTTACGGACATCATCGACCCGCTTTCGATGGTCACGGTAGAGCCGGGGACGCGCGAGACGGTTATCTTCGAGGATATTTTGTGCCAGCCCGGCAACACTATCCAGATCAACATTGGCGAAGGCACTGGTGATGTCAGCGTCTCGGAGATCATCGTGGGTGATGCGATAGATCTGGGAACCGCAGTATTTGGCAGTGGGATTGGAATAGACGACTTTAGCCAATTTCAAGAAGATCAATTCGGAAACGTGCAAATTGTCCAACGCGGATACAGGGACACCACAAGATTTATTGTCAGTATGAACACAGGTTCAACGCGCCGTATTCGCCGCAGCCTTGCAAAGATTCGCGCTCAATTTGCGCTCTACTACTTCACGGCAGATGAGCAGGACTACGGGACAACCGTTCTTGGCAAATATGACAGCTTGGAAATGCTGCTGTCTGGGCCAAACGTATCGGACATGGAATTAAAAGTAAGAGGGGCAACCTACGATGGGGATTAATCCACCGACACCACCAGAGCAGCCAGATATTGGAAATGCGTCAACCTACAATGCAAGGGCGCTGGCGTGGTTTTCGTATTTGGGCGGAGAGTTCAGAACCTTTCTCCAAAACATAGATGCGAATGATTTTTTCAGCGTTCAGTCAACGCTCACAGACACCACGGTTAATCGACTGATGAAAGTCGGCGCTTTTGGCCTCGGTGGTAGCATGATCGAATTTGGCGGCAACGTTAATAACCCTGCGGATCTGCCGAATGGTTACTACCGCGTGCTTGGCAGTGCGACTGGCACAAAGCCGGAAGGGATCACGGCGTTTAATCTGGTGATCTTAAGGCGTGGGGCCAGTCCGCATGGGAACACGACACAGGTTGCCATGACCCCGAATGATATGTTTTTTCGTGAGTTTGACGGAGCAAGCTGGACCCCTTGGCTTAGGCACACTCACAGCGGCAACATCGTCGGCACGGTATCGTTTTCGGGTGGTGTTAATACTGGAGCGCCCATGCAAGCTGGCGAAGGCCCGAACGGAGAATGGGAGCGCTACGCGAGTGGGGAGCAGGTATGTCGCCACCTGATTTCAATTTCAAACGTCAATGTAGCGACCGGAAACATATTCAGCACCGCCGCAGAGGTAGATTGGACGTTTCCCGCGCAGTTTCTCAACGCAACTGGGGTCGTATGCGGGATGCCCGGTGTGCGTGCCGCTGGCGTTCTCTGGGGGCGTGGAAGGACAATATCCGGCAGCAGTGGGAAATTAAGACTGATGTCTGCGACATCGTTGCCCGGGCCTTATCTATGCGAGGTTGAGGCACATGGTCGTTGGCGTTGAGGTGAAAAAATGAAAATAACAATCCACGTGATCGCGGGCCTGCCAGGATGCGTCGAGCCTGTTGTTTCCGTAAACGGCGATGTACTGACCTATAGCGGTATTGATTATGATCTTTCCGATGTGCCTGTTGGGGGCGTTGGGGAGCCAGAAGGCGATCATCCTTTTATAGGTCCAATTACAAGACCCCTAGATGAAATTAACGCGGCTGTGATATGGCAATTCGATCCCGTCACTGCCCTCTCTGATCAAGGTAGTTCACATCCTGTTTTCGATATTGAGAATGGGCCGCTGCCTGATCCGGTTAGGCGTTCCGTCTCGGATGTCAATTAGTGGGGTTCTCTCTGAAAATCAGCACGGCAGAAGAGTTCGAGCGGGCAAATTCCCGGCTATCGGCATTTTCGTCAAATAAGGTTGAAGTATTTGTTGACGATTTTGCATCCAATACCAAGCCCGGAAAAACATATATGGGGACAGCAATCCAAGCTGCGCACGATTATTGCAAAAGCAAGGGCGGTGGCAAGGTTAGGCTCACGGGTAAATACCTGACCGAGCAAAAGCTGGTAAGTGCGTCAAAGGTTTTATTCGCAGGCTTCAGCCCGTTTTCGGACGGCATCGTCCTAGCTGACGACGTGAACGATCACATAATTGAGACAGAAGGTTTTAATAACCTTAAAGGTACCAATAGTTGGCTAGTGTCCGAGGGCGTCCCTTACGGGTTCGGCCTCTTTGATATGTTTCTAGACGGGAACAAAGCGAACAACACAGCCGGGCGCGGTTGGAACGTGTACGGCAAGGGCTATTTTTACGACCGCCTCATCATTTTCAACACCGCTCAAGAAGGCTGGTATTCTGAGTGTGCTTTCAAAGGGGGGCAAGAAGGCGTTGAGGACTTGCCCGAAGGCGACATGGGTTCAATGTTTATTTGCCGGCCCGGTCAGCGTGGTGCCGGAACAAGCCATGGTATGATTTACAAAGGCCCGCACGATGGGCGCATCCGGTCTGTTGTTGTAGCCAGTTCGGACGGTTACGGTGCGAAATTCGTGACTGATGGTGCGACCTACAACGGGAAGTGCGATGTCGATTTCATGCATGTCTATGGTTGCTATGGCAAGGGTATTGTCTGGAGCGCTGGTGGCACGGCCACGCACCTAATTGGGGAAAGCTGTGACGAAGAGGGTGTCTTGGTAGCAGGGTTTGCCGCTCAGATTGGAAAGACGGAAGCCTACCGCAACGGCATTCGGTCTGTCGGTACGGGTCGAGAATATAATGCCTATATTGAGGGTGCAGGCCACACAATCGGCCATATCGAGACGCGGGATAGTGGGAACGCAGAAGGCGGTGTTCACTGTTCTGCTAATCGCTCGAACATAACAGTTCATTGTGATGGGCAGGGTAAATCCGGAAAAACTGGCTTTCGCAATACTGGCAAGTCGAACAAGATCATTGGCCATGTCAATGGCTTCAATCTCGCCGGGGGCCGCGCCCTTGATTTGTCAGGCGACTGGAATGATTATGACTTCACGGTTGATGACTGCACCACTGCGATAAATGTTGGGGCCGCTGCTATAGGCGTTCATGCGAGAATACGTGCTGATCTCAAAGAGGGGCAATCACTGTTTTCTGGGGTTGAGCCTGTAAGCGGTGCCGCGCTCAACAAAGAAACCTCATCTTGGAGCATAACCGCGCGGGTTGGCCAGAATTTATTTTTCACACGGCAGCGTAAAAAGTCGGGCGCATCCTTCGATGCGACTGGCGCGGCTGGATCTACGGGCGTCATCACAATCGCTCATAATATCCCGTTTCCGCCAGACCCAGAGGACGTTTCTTACGGTTTCGTGTTTGATGACGGTGCGGGTGGCACACCGGCTGGTACGCCCGCCGCTGTGGTGAGCCTTATCGGGCAGCCAACCGCCAATCAGTGTTCGTTCAGATATACGATTATATCATCCGGGTCCGCATCGGATCGTGGGTTCGTGACAATGAGCATACGCTACTAAAGCATTTTTGATTCCGAAATATCAACAGAACTGCCCTGCTACGGAGGGCCGAAAACATTGGAGAAATACTATGATGAACCGGATTATCCTGCACCACACGGGCGGGACATACTCGCCAAACTCTACTGACCGCAGAGCCTATCACCGGCTGATTGATGGGGAAGGCAGGGCGCACGATGGCGTGTTCGCCATAGAGGCCAACGCCCCAGGCAAGATTCAAAAAGGCGCGTATGCGCCACACACGCTCAGCCTCAACACCGGCTCGATTGGCGTCTCGATCTGCGCAATGGGCGGCGGGCAGTGGAGTGACCCGTTCGGCGGTAAGTACCCCGTGAAGCACGCGCAGGTTGACGAGTTGGTACGTGAAGTCGCCGATCTGTCGAAAAGCTACGGCATCCCGATTAGGCGCCGCACAGTCCTTTCTCACGCAGAAGTGGAGATCACGCTTGGCGTCCGCCAGCGGAACAAGTGGGATTTCGACTACAACCCGCGCGGCGGAGCGTCCCGAGATCCTGTCGGCATTGGTGACGAGATCCGCGAGGAGATCCTGAACGCGATGAACGGCACGGTCGTGCAGGAACCCGTTGAACCCCGCGAGATGCTCTGCCGGGGATCGACCGGCTACCATGTCCGCGCAGCGCAGGCCGCTCTAGGCGTCACCGTCGATGGCGACTTCGGGCCGAATACCTATGCCGCCGTGGTCAAGTTTCAGATTCGCAACGGCCTACTGCCTGACGGCATCGTCGGCAGAATGACGTGGGCCGCACTTCTTTGACAATTTTCATCGTGACCATCATCGCTGCTGTGGTACTGGTCTTCATCCTAACCTGATCCTGAAAGGATACCCCATGTTTCAAGATACACTCATCGCACTCGCGCCGCACATCACCGAGATTGTGCTGACCATCGCCATTCCGTTTGCAGCGCTGCAATTCAGTCGCTGGACTGGCGTCCGCATTGAGGAAAAGCATATGCGCGCCCTGCATTCTGCAATCCTGACTGGGGTGCAGTCTGCCATTAAAGATGGTGCCGGGGCGGGGGCCAACAACGTGAAGGCCAGTGCCATAGCTTATGCAAAGCAATCTGTTCCAGACGCAATTCGCGCGCTTGTTCCGGGCGATACCGTTTTGGACCGGATTGCCGAGCGGTACGTCATGGAGCAAATGCAGCGGCTTGGCCATTAAAACACTACATCGGGGTCGTGCGTAAGGCGTGCGTCCCCATGCATGAAATCTGACTTGAGGCACGATAGATGACGAATGACGAAGACACCAAGGTATTGCTTGCGTGTATCCAAAGGTGGTTCGAGCAGCCACAGACGCACCTCGATGATAAGTCACGGCGAAAGATTTTGGAGCAAATGGTGACCATGCATATTGAAAGCGTAAGGCGCAAAGAGAAGGCCCGAAACCACGGCAAGGATATACTTTTGTTGATCGCCGTTGTGACTGCCGTTGCATCCGCTGCCCCGCAGTTGCTGTCATGGCTGGGGGCTGCGCTATGACGCGGAATTTCGTAGTATTGTGCAGTGCGGTATTTCTGTTCGCCGTGTGGCTTGCACTTCCTGCGCTGCACTACAATCAGGGGACCGCGCGCAACATCGGTGTAGAGGTCGTGGCAGAGCCGTTCACGACTGGGGATAATCTGATTTACAGGTTGTCTGCCGACCTTATGCGCTCATGTGATGTCAACATCAGGCGGGTTATCATTGACAGCGATAATGTGGTGACCAATTTGACAACGCTGGTTTTCGGCGCGCTTCCGAGTAGCGGCCTTGGGCCTGTGTCATTCGAGTTAATCGTGCCCGTTCCGTTGCGGATTGCGGAGGGGCCTGCGATTTATCAGGTGACCGAAGTGCCGCGCTGTAGCTGGATGCAGCGGATGTTCCCCGTGGGTGTGCCGTACCCGCCTGTGCATTTCACGGTAACGCGCTGATGTGGCTCCTCATCGCAACGCTATGCATCCAGACCAGCGCCACAGACGCAGAGTGCCGCCGTGACGCGCGCGGGCCGTATCATGCGCCCCAAGCCTGCCGCGAGATGCTCGCCCCTGTGCGTGAAGTTCTGGTGAGCGTGGCGGGCGATCTGGGCGCGGTTGTGCTGTTTGCATCCGTGCGCTGCGAAAAGGGCAATGATTTGTAATCCCGGCGGCGGGGACCAGCCGCATTTCACTAAACTAAAGAAAGGCTCTGTTTTCTCATTCGGTTTTCGCACTTGCCTGTACGGATAACCAAAACACCTTGCCCGCGCGCCGTAATGGTTGCGCGGGCTTTTTTTGTGTTCGAAATCACGCATCGGGTGTCTCCTTGGATAGGGCGCGGAGGGCAATCAGTATGCCGTCACTGCCTCTCACCTTCATTCCAATCCGGTCGGACATAATGGCGTCTATTATCCTGCCCCAGATTGGACACTTTGGGCCATACTCATTGCCAAGCGCATTCAGCAACACCTTTGCAGCATACGCACATCTGTCTCCCCGCGCCAATTTGTGTATTTGACGGTGATTGCTTCGTCTGTCTGTGCTGGGGTCATTGGTAAAGCCAATCAAAAACTGACAGAAGTTCACACCCGAAATAAGTGCAGGCGTTATAACCTTGCTCGCCCTTCATGCTGACTTTTGCGCAAGCCCCAACTTGCAAAAGCGTGTTTCTTTCTGATTTTGAGACAACATCACCGTCCCAGATCGGACCCTGTTTCAGTTGCGCCAGAGACTCATGCAGAACCTTGTTTCGGTGGGCAAAATCAATCATCCTAATAAGAAGAATATTTTCTTCGTTGTCATTAAGGTCTGGTCTCCCATTGATCGGGATAGAGCATTCATAATCTTCTAGGTGCTGTTTCAGGCCAGTCATTTTATTCCTCCTTTGCCGCATCGTTGCGGGGTTCTGTGGTTTGGATCAGGGCGCGCAGTTTATTTTCCAGCGCGAAAAGTTCGCTGTCGCTGGTATCCCAATCGCAAAGGGCAATAGCCTCACGCAGCGCATCATCCCGCGCCGTCTGTAGCTGTGTTTGTGCGGCGGAAAGCTGGGCGCGTAGGTCGTTACGTTCGGCGGCCAGGACGTGATATCTAGCCGCGTGGTGCTTCTCCGAGCTGTCATAAATATCTACGTCGATATATTTATGATATGGACCCGGACGGTCGTCTTCCCAGCGCGGCACTGTCGCAGCAGGGTGATAGACGTGAACACCCTCGTGCATAAATTCACCCCGCTCCTCTGCCCATATCTCGCGCGGCCATCGCCATCGCACCGCGCTCGTATCAACCTCACTCATTGTCCTGCCCTCCTGTGGCGCGGTAATCCTCAAGAGCGGATAGCCATGCGCCAAACGATCCACCCTTTTCCAGATCCGACCACGGCGCAATGTCGCCATTGTTATGCAGGCCAGAAACGCCATCGCTATGCGCAATCAGGTCATCTACCGACTTAGCCAATTCATCCGCCGCCTTCACGCGCGCCTCTAGGGCTGCGATCTGCTCACGCTGGGCGATGGTGTGCGCGGCCATTTCTTCGTATGAAATAAAGCCAGACCATATTTGCGCGGGTGTTTCGCAGTTATCCCAGCCTCCGTATTCGTTCATGGCCTTCCACCGGCCTTTACGCTTCATTTGCTTTGCGCCTTGCGGCTTGTACGGCACCCACTTAACTGGCCCACCGACCAGCAGATAACCCTCACGAATATCAGGCTCGCACTGCAAATCTTGGTTAACATTAGATACGGTTGGCAGCTCAATTTGTTCCGGTGTCATATCAGCCCCTTTTCCAGCGCAAGCCATTCAGGCAAATCAGACAAATCCAAAACAGACACGCTGATATGAATTACGTAAAGCGCCATAAACATAAGGCTGATGATTGCGGCGATGTTCAAAAGGCGCTGGCCTATTTCATTGCGGCGCTGGCGCTTCACTTCTTTTGTAGATTGCATGTCGTGTCCTCTATCTGACCTTCATTGGCTCTTGCGATTTGATCCATTTCCCACTGGTCGCGCGGTCCTGTGCTGGGCCGCATGTTGCTGTGCTTGACCGTCTGCACGTATGGCATGGCCTTGCGGCGCGGTGGCTTCGGGCGGCGTAGGATACGCCATATCGCGCGGATCATGGCGCTGGCTCCGGTGAGGTGGGTAGGGGCATCCAGTGGGTGGGCATGGGGTCTCCGTCCCAACCCAGCCAATAATCTTCCTCGCCTACGCAAAAAAACATGGTGTCATGGCCCCATCCTTGCATCCAGCTATAGTCACCGCTTGCGTCCAGAACCGGATTTGACGGGTAATCCATCCACTGCGCTACAGGTGCGCAATCCCAATCCTTTCGATAAATAAATATGTCGGTCCCATCCTTCGGCGCGGTCGCTATGTCCTGCCATTGCGGGGCAAGATCGGCGCGAATGTATAACTTTTCGTCATAGTCGATTCTGGCGTTTGTAAGCTGCCTGTCGTTCCATGAGCCGCTTGTTGCGTTGCCTGTTGCCCATATCCTCTCCGGCGCGCTCATGACAGCACCAGCGGCAAAAGCATCGCCCCGTAGATAATCACGCAAAGGCAGATCAGCGCGGCGGCGTCTTTGAGTAGGTTGCGGATCATTGTGCAGTCTCCTTGCTGATAACATTTGCGACATTGAAAGCGAGCGCTGTTGCTTCGGCGACGTGCAGCGGCATGAAAATCGTGTAGTGACCGGCCTTTGATGTTATATAGAGCCACGTTGTTCCGCCGTTCGATCCTGCTTCCATGCCTGTAACGCCGTGCATGTTTGAACTCATTGTCATATCATTCTCCCTATTCTGAAATTGCGACAAGTGCCGCATGTTGTCCTACGTATACCCGGCCATAGCCATCGCACCGTGCGCAGAACTGCGTGTGGTTGTTGCCTCGCGCATAGTCGTAATGCGTCGATGGACTTCCGGTGCCACTGCACTCGCTGCAAGTGATGTATCCGGCGGGGTAGGTGGCTGCGGTCACATCAGCACCCGCGCGCTACGGCTGCGGACTGGATCGCCTGCGCTTCGCCGCGCATCTGTGCAATCGCCGGGGCTTGGTCATTGCCGCCAATCGCAAACGCTGCGGGCCAGAAAAGCAAGAGGGCCACCGCCGTCATGGCCGCGTCATTGCTTGCCTGCTTTGCCTGTTGTCCGGTGGCAGTCGCCAGTCGTGCGTTGAGTTGCGCCGCAGAGGCGTTAAGCTGGCCGCATGATTGCCCGCTGTATGCCGTGGGGCTGACATACGCAGGTGCGATGCTTTCGGGCGATGCGGCGCAACCCGCCATTGTGGCGGCTACTGTCAGGGCGGTGATTGTTTTGATGATTGTCATTGTGTCGGTCCTTTATGTTTCATTTTCGATGCGTACCAGAAAGCCTTGCGCTTTCCACATTGCCACAACGTCGCCAGCCGTTTCGGGGTCGTTGTAAAACACAGCCCGCTTGTGGCAAATCTGTGCTTTATCATTGCTAAGTGCATAAACTGTGCTGGTCATTGTGGTTCTCCGGTGTGTGGTGCGGGGCGTGATTGCCCCGCGTTGGGGTTATGCTGCGATTGCGCGACGGATGCGCTTTGCAATAACGCGAAACATTGCGGCGTGATCGTGGCGCGTCTGCGCCTTGCTCTGCGCCTCGCAGTTGTCTGCAATCCAGCTCAGGCCAACCGGACCTTTTGCGTAGCGGATCAGGTTTCCCATCGGCGCGATTGATTTAGGAGCGTTCTTTAACGCTGCCATTTGGTCGGCGCGGGCTGCGGTGCGTTCGATTGCGTTTGTCATTGTCTTTTCCCTCATGTGCCGTTGTGGCCTATGGATTGACTATAGGCTTATGCGGACATGATTGTAAACACCTAATTGCGCCACAGCGCACAATTATAGCTATTGACTTCTAACCCCGTAGGCTATAGCGTCAAAACATGGAAAAAAATCAAAACTCAATCAAATCTTGGCTGACTGCAAACGACCGCAGCGCCACATGGCTAGGCAAGCAAATTGGCATTGGCCCTTCGCAGTCGGCGGCTATCGTCGCCGGACGCACAACAGCATCGCAAGCGCAACGTATGGCGATTGAAATGGTTACAGGCGGCGATGTGCCAGCTTGTGGGTGGGATCAATGACCCTCACACCACAACGACGCACGACACTGGCCCGCATGTCAGACGGAGAATGGCGGCTAGGCGCTGACATAACCGATCATGGCAACGTCCTAGGCGCACTGGAGCGCATGGGCTACATTCGCCGCGCATCCGGCGGGTTTGCTGGTCTGTATGATGATTGGACAATTACTCCAAGCGGTATTGCGGCGCTGGAGGCTACGGAATGAGCAAGCTGCGTGTCTTGGACCTGTTCAGCGGAATAGGCGGTTTCAGCCTTGGCCTAGAGCGCACAGGCGGTTTTGAAACTGTGGCGTTCTGCGAAATTGAGCCTTTCCCGCGCAAGGTGCTAGCGAAACATTGGCCTGACATAAGGTGCTATCATGACGTTACCAAACTCACAGGCGACATTTTGGCAAGAGACGGAATTGCCCCAAACGTGCTCACAGGAGGCTTTCCATGCCAAGATGTTAGCATTGCAGGGCGTCAAGCTGGCATTGGAGAAGGAACGCGAAGCGGGCTTTATGCGCATGTCATTAGACTGGCTTGCGAAATACGACTTAATTACATTGTCCTGGAAAATGTCAGCGCCTTGCTTTCTGGACCAAATGGAAACGCCGGCGCATGGTTCGCCACAATCCTATCCGACCTGGCCGCAATCGGGTATGATGCGGAGTGGCACAATATACCCGCTTCGGCCTTGGGCGGTGCTCATCGCCGCGAACGTATCTGGATTATTGCCTACCCCAAACGCAAGAGACGGCAAAGACCTATCGCGGACGACTGCGTTTTTAGCAGCGCGTTCACGCCATTCTCCGTCCCTTTCGACGGAAGCATTGATGGCTGGTGTCGCATGGCAGAACGTGGCGCACCTGTACGAAATAGCGATGGGGTTTCCTGCGCAGTGGACAGACGCAGAATAAAATCCGCCGGAAACGCCGTTGTCCCCCAAATCCCCGAACTCATAGGCCGCGCAATTCTGCAAGCGGAGGACACGGAATGACACAGACACAGCAAATCCTCGCCGCACTAAAGTCAGGTCGCCGCCTCACCCCGATTGACGCGCTGCGGGACTTCTCGTGCTTTCGCCTTAGCGCACGCATCTATGACCTAAAGCAATCGGGCCACGGCATTACCAAGACGATGGTTGAGACGGACGGGGGCGCGATGGTTGCCTGCTATTCGCTCGACGCCAAATCATAAACGGGGCCAGCGCATCACCGCCAGCCCCATCACACCGCGAAAGGAACTCGCACCATGACTGCTGAGAATAAAACACCAAAGGACGAAGCCACGCAAGAGGCCGCTCCGGCACACAAGAGCATCGCCGCTGCAATCGCATCCGCAGTGCGGGAGGTTCGCGTAATCGGGAAAAGCGACCGCAATAAATTTGACGGTTACGACTTCGCAGGTATCGACAAGTTTTTGACACTTGTTAACCCGATATGCGGGCGCAACGGGCTTTTCCCGATTGTGTCACAGCGAGAGGTTGAGTTTTACGAGAACGTAAACAGCAAGGGCGGCAAGTCTGTATGGGCGCGGTTCTTTTACGATGTCACGATGCACCACGAAAGCGGCGAAACGCTTGGCCCGGTCAACATGATGGTAGCAGTGCCGATGAACGGAGCGCAATCTAGCGGGTCAGCGCAAAGCTATGCTCTAAAGCAATTCTTCCGCGCCATGCTGATGATCCCGACAGGCGACAAGGACGATGCTGACCTTAACGCGACAGAACAGCATCAAGCGCCTAAGTTTGACGCTGCCGCTGCAACGAAGCGCATCAAGGGCAAGCTGGCCCTGTCCGAAACGCTGGACGATCTGAAAGAACGGTGGACGCAAGAACGCGACACTATTGCCGAGGTGAAGGCCGCCAGCGCCGATATGTTCGCAGAGATCGAGGCCGCAAAGAACAAACGACGCGATGCAATCCAAGCTGTTGCCGATACAATGTCAGACGATCTGGACGGCGATGCCATTCCATATGAGGGGGCAAACTAATGAGCGATACAAACACCCGCGCAGTCATCGGTGACAACAGCCCGCCAGATCCGATTGACACCATCACAGAGGTTTATACGACCGACCGCGAAGAGGCGGAAAACTGGACGGACGGCGCACCCGTAGAGAATGAAGCGCAAATGAAGGAGGTGGACGCCCTTCGGGGTGCCATGCGCCAATGGCGTCTTGATCTGGAGAGGGGACAAAAGGACGCGACCAAGCCGCTCAACGATATTCTGGTAGCAGAGCGCAACCGATGGAAGCCGACGATTGAGGACGCCAAGCGCATCGAAGGATGCCTGGTTGCGACTGTTGACGTGTTCAAGCGCAAGCTGGCTGCTGAAAAAGCCGCTGCCGAGAAGGCCGCATGGGAGGAAACCAACCGCCTGCGCCGTGAGGCCGAGGAAAAGGCGCGCAAGGCTGATGCTTCTAACCTTGAGGCGCAACGTGAGGCTCAGGCGGCACAGCAGGCGGCGCTTGACGCAGAGAAGGCTGCGCGGGATGCAAAGGCCGATAACGTCAAAGGGATGCGCAAGGTTACGCGGTATGAGATCGAGGACCACAAGAAGGCGTTGCATTGGATTGCTGCGCAGGACCGCGATGCTATGACCGCGTTTATCCAGGACTATGTTAAGCGCAACCACAAGGCAAAGACCATCGACGGCGTGCGCGTCTGGCAAGACAAAGAGGCATATTGATGAAGCCTTATCGCGCAGTCACCAAGGAGCACGCAGAACGGCTGGCACAAATGCTAGCCGGCCTGCCCCTGCCCTTCTCGCTGACCGTTGGAGATGGTGACGCGCGGTCCCTTTCGCAAAACGCACTTTTGCATAAGTGGTTCGGCGAGGTTGCGCGGCACTTCGGAGACATGACGGCGGCACAGATCAAGGGCCAGTGCCATCATAAGCACGGCCTGCCGATCAAGCGCCGGAATGAGCAATTCGCATGGGTTTGGAAGCAGACTGGCGAAAAGCTGACCTATGACCAGCAATGCAAATATCTCGCCAGCGGCACGCTCAACATATCCAGCGGCATGACGGTAAAGGAATTGACGGAGTACATGGACGCGATGAAAATTGACTATGCGGAGCAGGGTGTTTTCCTGACCGATCCTGAATTGCGCGGAATGGAGCAAAGATGAAGCGCACCAGCTTTACCAGCACCCGCAAGCCAATGAAGCGCAAGGCCAGCAAGCCACGCACTCGCAAGAGCGCCACAGGGCCGCTAGAGGACGCCGTGTACTTCGCTGGCGTCAAGTCGCTACCGTGCTGCTGTTGTGGCGCTGCTGGGCCGTCTGACGGGCATCATTGCATGGACAGGCCACCCGCTGACGTGTCAGTGTATCGCTACTTTGGCGGCATTTCTGACAGATCGGCAGACTTAGACGCCATACCGCTTTGCCGGGGGTGCCATGATATGTTCCATCGCAATCATGGCGAGTTTGCGCGGCGGTACGGGCCGGACTACGCGCATATCCAGACAACGCGCGCGGCACTTTCACATATGGGGATTGAGTTTTGAAATATGCCGCAAAAGTTGATAGCAACCAAAAAGAAATTATAACCATATTCAAATCTTACGGGATAACAGTTCAAGATCTTAGCGCGGTTGGCAAGAAAGGCGTTCCTGATCTTATTGTGTCTCGAAGCGGGTATACCTTCCCCGTTGAAGTTATTGGGCCCGAGAAGCTAAAGCGGTTTCCGCCAGACGGAAGAACGGAGGGTCAAGTAGAATGGCATGAGGCTTGGGGAGGGTACGTTTATACGGTCAAAGACATTGATGAGGCGACACAGCTTGCAAAGTGGATGCGCGGCTTGCCAACTTTCGCCCCGTGTATTTTTGCAGAGGGGCCAAGGCCATGACTATGACCACAGCCACCCGCGCCTGCATTGTGCGCGAGCAGATCGCCGCCGAATATGGCGTTGAGGATATTGCGGTGATGTACCGGATACCGCTTTCTGGGGTTCGCTATGAGTTGCAGGAATTGCGCGCATCGGGCCAGCTTGCGCATATGTTTCCGCGAAAAAGCCCCGCCTGATTTAACGGGCAGGGCTTGCTCTTTTGCCGGTTATGGCGCAAGATAGCGGTGTTCACGCGCTATATCTTGTATACCATTAAGCGGGCAATCCGCGCAAGGTGTAGCCCAAACATGAAGGGCTAAAAATGAATTTACCAGCTAACATATCAGTGTCGGGCGCATCATTGCCGCAGACCTATCAGAATGCTCAGATTGCGCTTTCGCAGTGCAGTCAAGTTGATGAGTGCAAAGACTGGGCAGACAAAGCCGCCGCTCTTGCAAGCTATGCGCGGCAATCTCAAGACCAAGAGCTTGAACGGATGGCGCAGCGTATCAGGGCGCGTGCAATACGGCGCGCGTCTGAATTGTACAATCAGATTGAGCCGGGAAAGCCGGGGCCAAAGCCTGAATTAGGTGAGGGTGGGCATACTCAATTCAGCCGAGAATCAGCCGCCCGTGATGCCGGAATGTCTAAGCATCAGCAAATGCAAATGGCTAGAATAGGTAATATCCCTTCCGATGTTTTTGAATCACAAGTTGAAAGCGACAACCCGCCTACCCTTTCACAGCTTGCGGCACAGGGCACAAAGAAGCGCGAAAACATTGTCGATCTGGAAGGCCGTGACCCTCACGAATTTAACCGCGCGCTGCATTATGTTGCTGACTTCGAGGAAGCGGCGAAAGAGTTGGAGCGGCAAAGTCACGATCTGATATTGCCAACGCTCAACGACAAGGAGCGGCAACGGATGCGGGCCGCAATCAATCGCATTGATGCTGTAACAGACAAAATCGCAACAAGGATTTAACCATGAAAGACATAAAGCAGATCAAGGCCGATATTCGCAAGCTGGTGCAAGATACCGTTGAAAGCGGCGCAATCGGTCACGTTGATTTCTTCACGGCGCGCGTGATTAGCGACCATGCAGAAATTGAAGGCGCTGACGCTGACTTTTACATCATCTGCGCGCGCGAGACGATCAACGGAATGGTGAAAGCGGCGGTGAATAAGTACGATACGCCAGAAGCCGACACGCCGCTGATGGAAGGTTTTGAGCAACTCAAGACGGCATATCCCATTCACCGCAATGGGGATCACTTGCTTGTCCCTATTCAGTTTTGCACTGATGAGGAACTGGAGGCCCGCGCCGATGAGTTTGGCAAGCAAGCCAGGGGGCTGCGCAAGCACGCCAAGGAAATCAGGGCTTACATTCTACAGCGCAAAGAAAATGGGGATGGCAGTGTTCAGTTGACTGCGCAGAATTGATGCTCTAAGAAAGAAAGCGGCGGCGCGACCATTCAAGATCATGCGCCGCCTTGAGACACGCGACCTTTGGACGGGTCATCGCGCATCTGACGCAAATATACCGTTTACACGGGCGAATTGCAACAAGAACCCCTCCTGATTTTTGACGGTTTACAATAAACCGAGGCAGCTTTGCCCTATGCGCTCTAAGCAATGGGATATGATCTGGGGCCATCACCCGTCCCTGCGCCATCCGGTCCTAACTAGGCGGCGCGCGAAATGCGAAACATAAACCCCGATAGGTGCCGCGCGTTGCGGTAGGTGTACTAGAGCAATCACACCGGGCAGCGGCTGGCCACCGATAAAAGGCATCGCATGGATACAGATCAGGAGGGTTAGGTGCTGCTCTGTATATCGGGGGCAGTAACGGGTGTCGGGCTATGTCTAAAGCAAATGCCAGTCATAAAATAAAGGGCAATCGCCAATAAAAAAGCGCCGCGACTGTTGACAAGTGCGCGGCGCTAATTGATAGTAAGGGTGCGACCAAGCAACCCATAAAGGATTTATATCATGGAAATCGAAAAAGTAAATGTCACTCCTGCTATGGCTCAGGAGTGGTTGGACCTATCAAATCTGAGCAACAGGAATATTTCACAACATACGGTCAATAAGTATTCTTCGGATATGAAGGCTGGAAACTGGAGAGATATACATCAAAACGTAATTGCGTTTTATGATGGCGGAATTTTGGCAGATGGCCAGCACAGACTTTCGGCGGTTGTGCGCGCAGGAGTCGAAGTGGAAATGTTTGTCGCGACTGGGCTTAGCAAGACAGATGGCAGTGTAATTGACCAAGGCCGCGCAAGGTCTGTTTCTGATGCGATAAAGATTGGCGGTCTGGTATCCTTAGAAAAATATCATCAACATGCTGTAGCTATTGTCAAATTGATTAGGCAGGCAGAAGTCGGAAGCATTGGAACAATGACCGTAAAAGAAACAGCAGACGCAATTGAGTGCATTTCGGATGCAATAAACTATTCATCAAGTTCTTTAACTGGGCTTGCGGGTAACGGTCTGAAAAGCAGCATAACAAGGGCTGCTGTTGCAACCACGTATTGCAACATGCCTATCAATTTGGTGGACAAAATTTGTCGTATATTGACCTCTGGTATGCCGGAGGGCGGAAATGATGCGGTAATTATACGAGCTAGAAACTACATGATTACACATGGGGCGAACCGTGGTGGCCCAGATCGTGTAAAGGCTTACAGGGTGTTGCTGCGTGCCTTCCACGCGTATCAGAAAGGAACAGACATTAAAATTCTTCGTGTTCCTAGTGATAATTTTATGACAATGGGGATTTTCAATGGCAAATGATGGGCGCAAGCACATGCGGCTTGCAATACCAGCCGCAGACTATGAGAAATTCAAGGAATCGAAGGCAAGCGCAGAGGATGCGGGCAAGGTCGTTATGACTGATCCGCAGTACGCGGTGCAGCTTATCAAGTGGGCGCTTCGGGATGATTGAAACCCCTGCCGACATACTGAGCCACCACGCAGACGCCGATGCTGTTGATAGCTTCATAGCCTACCGCAAGAAACACAAGCGCGCTGCCCTAACAGAGAGAGGGGCGGCGCAACTCGCCAAGACGCTGCGAGACCTGAAGCATGGATGCCCCGATGATTGCCCTACGGGTTTGTTTGGGAATGACATTTCAGAATTGTGCGGTGTTGAGAACCACAGGCACGAAAACTGGGGCAAGAATGGCATGGTTTATTGGTCTCATAGAAGGCTAAAAAGACTGGCAGGTGTGCCATGAGCCATGATGCAACAAATTGGGCCATTAAGCAGCGCGGATTGAAGCCTGCCGATGCACTGATAGGCTAGGGGGGGCCGCTCGTACCTTGTCGAGATAAAGACGACCGAGGGCAAGCTGACAGGGCCGCAGGAGACGTTCTTGGAGACATGGCGTGGCGATCATACCATCATGCGCACGATAGAGGATGCTACCGCGTTTGCGCGTATGGTGAAGGGGTTAAGATAAAAAAGCCCTGCCGGATAACTCACGGCAGGGCTTGACGTTTACCTCGGGAGGAGGTAGGGTAGCGGTGTTCAGACGCTGTGCCATAGGTAACATACCGCGCAATAATGCGCAAGGCACAGCCCATACATGAAGGGCTGAAAATGACACTGCATAAAATAGTAGGCGGTAAAATCCCGCCAAAAGAGCACCGCAAGCTGGTAACAGAAGATGCGGTTTCAGACATGATCGACAGGACAATGCGTGCTAGATCTATATCTGTCAAAGGTTCTCGTTCTGACTGCCTGTTCCTGCCTAAAGACTTTGGCCCAATGTGGGTTTCGCCTCTTTTAGACAATGACACATTATTTTCAGCGCCCGAGGACGTAAACAGCCCAGACATATGCTGGCCTATGAGGATCGGAAAACTTTCATACTCCACATCAAAAGAGTTTGGCCGTGAAATACGGTTCAATTATTGGCAAACCGTTGATGGTGCGAATTTGCGAGGAAAATACAAATTTGTAGGTCGTAAAAATATAGGGTTTTACACTGGTATACTTGCGCCTGACGGAGAGTTTTTATCTGCGGTTGAATATGCGGGATGGGATGGAGCGAAGTGGCGTAGCTGCCGCAGGTTGCGATACAACGAAGCGTTCATCAGAAATGTAAGGGGCGCTGGCATGGCTCCTGTGCAGATGTTTTCTGACACAGGAGAAGATGATGTAGGGATACAGGCCGCATTAGGGCAAAGCATTGCCTTGACGATGCGATATGAATGGGGCGCGCAGTTTAGTATACCAAACTCGCCAAAGGTTATTGTGCCTACCACGCCAAGGGGCATACTTGAGTTATTCAATGACAGGGACAAGCCGGAAGATCGTGACCGTAGGGCGGCGCTAAGGCATTGGGTTTCGCAACATATCAGACGCGCAAAAACTGGCAGTTTTAAGCACGTCCCGGCTCACCTTCGCGGCGAAATGTCGTTTCAGTGGAGGGGCTATGATGTAACTATCAAGCCAAGCGCATTTGATGTTGAGCAAAACGAGAAACACAAATGAGCCACGACGCAACAAATTGGGCCATTAAGCAGCGCGGGTTGAAGCCTGCTGCAAAGGTCGTGCTTTGGCACCTATGTGACCGATACCACCCCGACAATGGATGCTTCCCAAGCAAGGAGATGCTGGCACACGACTGTGAAATGTCGGTTAGGTCCGTCTATGACCAGATCACAATCTTGGAGCGTTTGGGGCTGCTGAAGGTGGTATCTCAGACGTTTCAGGCGGCATCGGGCAAGTATTCCAGCAATGCCTACATATTGGGGTGTGACCCTGATTTTGCACAACATGAAGCTAAACCGTCGGCAAATCCTGCCGTCGGCAGAACTTCGCAATCACCGTCGGCAAATTCACGTAGTAACCGTAGGCAAAATTTGCCCACTAACTCTGTAAATAAACCAGTAAATGAACCTTCCCCCCAACCCCCCAAAAGGGGGGCGAGAGTTTTTGGAGTTTCTGAGGGTGTTAAGAAATATCTGGAGATGAACAAATGAGCCAACTTAACTTTCAGCAGCGCAAGGATTCTGCTAGATCTGCGGTAGTCACTTTCCTAGATATGTTTTCCCCGCCTCGCGGTTTGGATGAAAAGCAGCTCGCCACCCGAATCATTCAAATATCGGATTCATTCGCGCGCCGGATGCCGACAGATGGAAGCTATGAAGAAAAGGTTGCGGCAGTCCTGACCCGCATCATGGACACGCACCAGAGCAACACATGGCCACCACAGGCGGCTTTTGTCATGGCAATGCCAAACCGTGAGCAATCGCAATTCGCAGCGGCGGAGACGTTCAACCCAAAGAGCGAGGCCGATATGATCGAGGGGCGCATGGAGAAGGGACAACCCGTTCCTGAAACCGCAATCTGGGGTCAGCTTGCCTCTAAGCTACCGCACCGCCATTTGGACACTTACCGCAACGCATCGGTCAAGGCTTGGCTGGACACACTAGGCCACAAGGCGGCGGATGCGATGTATTCAAAATACGGCGCTATCGTCGCCCCTTACTTCCCAAGCAAAGCAACATCGGAGCCAGCCGCCCCGGCCACGAACGGCGATGAATGGTAGAATAAACTATGGCCCACACTTTTGACACACCCGACACACCAAAGGAGACAGACACATGAGCGACACACAGACACAGGACGCCAGCTATTCGGTCACGGCGGGAGAATTGCGCGCCTTCGTGGAGCGGCTGGAACGGCTGGCGAGCGAAAAGCAAGACATCGCGGAGCAATCCAAGGAAGTCTATGCCGAGTGCAAGGGTCGTGGGTACGATACCGCCGTTGTGCGCAAGGTCATCGCACGCCGGAAGCGTGAGGCCGACGACCTGGCTGAGGAAGAAGCCGTGCTGGAAATGTATGAACAAGCCTTGGAAGGCAAATAACATGGTTAAACGATTGATGGTGAAAACTGGCGAGTACCAGAAAGACGGCCAGACAAAGGGGCGATACACTGAAGTCGGGGTGATTCTTTCCAACGACAATGGCGAATATGCGTTGCTTGATCCTGCTGTTAATTTGGCGGGCGTGCTGATGCAGCAGAAAATTCTTGCGGACAACAACGGCGGCAGGTCAGGCGACCGTGTGATGGTTTCCATTTTCGATAATGACAACCAGCGTGGAAGTTCAGGCGGCAGCAATTCTCAGCAATCGGGCGGCAACTATGACGCGCCGGACCACGGCGGCGGCTCAGGCGGCGCGCGGGATCTGGACGGGGACAGCATACCCTTTGCCGCAGAGTGGCGCATCAACTATGACGCGCCGGACCACGGCGGCGGCTCAGGCGGCGCGCGGGATCTGGACGGGGACAGCATACCCTTTGCCGCAGAGTGGCGCATCTGATGATTTTCCCACAGCAGGAAACCACATGGGACGAAATGCACGACTCCTTTGCGCTTTACCGCGCAGAGGAGGTTGCACGGCACCGTGACGCGGGCCGCACCAAGACGCAGGCAGCGCAACGCCTCGGCATGACGCTGGGCAATCTCAGCAACTTTCTTTCGCGCAACTGCATCCCATGGACGCCCCCACAGCAGGGCAAGCGGCAATAAAGCGTTGCAATATTGGTGAAAAAAAGCCAGTATAACCAAGCGCGGCTAGGTGATGTTTGATCGACTTACGCCGAACACCGACCCTCCCATCGGTTTGCCGCGCGACTATTAACCGGGACAGTGACAGGAGATCACAATGACCGACACATCACCGCGAAGATGGCACGCAAACGCCGACCCACGCCTGCGTGACGCCGGAGACACCATCGACGCGCACCAGCGCCGCGTGACAACGCTGTGTCTGTCCCTTGCCGCGCATATGGGCCACCCGCTATCCGGCAGTGATCTACTTATCGCAGCCGCATCGCACGACGAGGCCGAGCGCGTTCTGGGCGATATGCCGTCACCAGCCAAAGCGCGGTTTGTAGCATTGGCAGAAGCCTACGCACAAGCCGAGCGCGTTATTCTGGATGAGATGGGCCTGACGTGGACGCTTACCGCCAAGGAGAAACAGATGCTGCAACTATGCGACAAGTTGGACGCGTATATGTTCGCCATGTCGCGCGGCGTCACAGGGCAGGAATGGGACGAAGCGCGGACCTGCATTAACGTCATGTCCGACAAGTTCAACGCGCGGGAATGGGCCGTGGCGCAAATGGAGGCTGGGCTATGAGCATTATCCGCGAGGAGCGCATAGGCGATTGCCGCCTCATTCTGGGCGATTGCTTGTCTATTATGCCGCTGCTGGGAAAGGTGGATGCGGTGGTGACTGACCCGCCTTATGGGATCGGGGAGAGTGGCGCGAAGTCGGCAAGTCGTAGCAAACTGGCGGAAGCCGACCTTTACGCTCACAAAAAATGGGACGAAATAACGCTGGACGAGCATGTGAGTATGGCAGTTTCCATGGCTGATAAAGCCATCGTTTTTGGGGGTAATTGTTATGACCTCCCACCGACAACGTGCTGGCTTGTCTGGGATAAGCAAAACGGCACAAACGACTTTGCCGATTGTGAATTAGCATGGACGAATCTCAATAAAGCCGTTCGCCGCATAAACTGGCTTTGGAAAGGGATGATACGCAAGGGCGACGATGTGCGACGGCATCCCACGCAAAAGCCTCTGGGCGTCATTGAGTGGTGCATCCACCACCTTCCAGAAACCTCCCAAACCATCCTAGATCCATTCATGGGCAGCGGCACAACGCTAGTCGCGTGCGCCAAGCTGGGCCGCAAGGGCATCGGAATCGAGCTAGATCCAGACTATTTCCAGATCGCCTGCGACCGCGTGCAGAAAGCATACGACCAGCCGGACCTTTTCGTTGCACCTCCCAAAGCCCCAACACAGGAAGGCATGGACATATGAGCCATCATGCACCAATCGTCGCCGCACACAAAGGCAAGGGCTACACAGAGCGCCAGTATGCCGCCGCAATGCAACTGATGTGCTACGCGGAAGGCCAGATACGCCGCCCACGCGGGCCACGCAAGCCACCACCCGGCAAAACCATCGTTGATGATATAAGCCCCGCCATCCTCAACGTGCTATCCGGCGAAATGACAGCAGCCGAAATCGCCCGCGCCGCTGGTGAAAAGCTGGGCCGCAACGTATGGCCGCAAGGCGTGCGCGATCGGCTGGAAGGCAAGATGCGCGATATGGTCGAAAAGCGGTCCCGTAACTCACGCGGGGCGCTGTGGCGCCTCAAGGGCGCAAAGGTGGGCGGGCTGTGAGAACCTACGCAGAGCAAAAGCAGCACGAGCACGACAGCCGCAAGCAATGGCTGCAAGAACTCATCGCGTCCGGCATGTACGGCACTGACCTCGCCCGCGTATCGCAAATGCAGGTCGGCACACTCTACCGGATGTGCAAGCGGTACGGCGTGGACATCAAGAAGCACAAATCCGGCGGCAGGACCAAAGCGCCGGAACCAGAGCCGCCCAAGGTCAAAGTGCGCAAGTCGCCGGAACACGCCAAGGCACACAAGGCCGCAGCGGCACGACAGCGCAAAATCGCGGCCATGGTGGCAAGGGGATATCCAAAGCACGTAGCGGAGCAAGAAGCGGGGATGATGGTATGAGCGGACAGGGCGAAAACATGAAGGCGATCAAGGCCGCAAATGACTTTCGAATATGGCGCGCGGCTGAATCCGTCGGGTGGGATTGCACAATGAGGGATCTGGCTGACGAGACGGGGCTGCACTACCAGACGATCATTAGCTCGTGCAAAAGACGCGGATGGACCGAAAAGATGAACAAAGGGTCACACGCCACCGGCGTAGATAGGGCGGCCGTTGATTACGTGATGAAACGTGGTTCTGGGGCCGGACTATGACATTCGTTAAGGTCGTCGTCGCAGCCCACTGCAACGGCAAACAACCCATGGCACGCAACGAAGCCCGCGCACTCGCACGCAGGCAAAGTAAGCGCGGGGTTTATGTCGGCACATATCGGTGCAAGGTTTGCAGTAAATGGCACATAGGGAAAGAAACATGAGCAGCCATCTAAAGATAGGCGACCCGTGGCCCTTCAAATCGGCGCGAGGGCTGACAGGCATGCCGCTAAAGTCGCCAGTGTGGTTCGCGCTGGTGGTCGGTCCGCAAAAGGAAAAGAGGACAGCCAACCAGCTAAAGAACGCGGGCGTCACCGTCGAGTATCCCGTCGATGATCGGGTAAGGCATCACAACGGCAAAAAATACGAATACCAAGTCCCGATGATAAGCCGGATTGTCTACGCTCAGTTTGAATATGCGCCTCATTGGGACGTGATGAAGGATCGTAAAATCATCACAGGCGTATTCTGCAATGGCGTTCACCCCGTCCAGCTTGATGATGCGGTGGTTCGTGCGATGTGCAACCTGCCCGAAGTCGAGGACGAACTAGAAAAAGCACGTATCGCAGCCAAAACACCAGACATAGGCGAGCAGGTAGAGTTGCGCGGTGGGCTGTTCGACGGGTTCCGCGTGGACGTGACCCGCACAGAATATGGGCGCGTATGGTACAAAGCAGTCACCGCAGTGGGAACCATGCAAGGCGATGCCGATGTTGACGATGTTCAAAGGCTTGCAAACGGCAAATAATAGCGATATGCTGCGAAGCAGACCCCCAAGCGTGACCGAGCGTTAGGGCGATTGCACCCCTGCATCTTGTTTGCGGCTGGGTGCTACTGCAATTCTAAGCCGCTTTCATGTGGCCAGATAGAGCAGGATGACCGAGGCGGGTGATGCACCCACCGCGCAGGACAGCCAAAGCTAATCTGCCTTCATGAGCGCGGAAAGCACCCGGCAAGGTGGAAATGCGGCGCAAGTCGGTAGCGGGCCGTAACCCCGCGAATTGGTTCAAGTCCATCGCCCGCTCAACCCACACTCTCAGCCTCTCCACACGGCGAACCCTCGCAGCCGACATTGCTACCAATGCGCGCAAGCTTCAACGCTGGGGCTGATAAAAAATCAAAGGAAATCATAGCATGGCACGAGGTGGCAAGCGTGATGGCGCGGGCCGCAAGCCCGGCGCTGTGAACAAGGCAACGCAAGAGCAGCGAGAGGCGGTTATTGAAAGCGGGCTTACGCCGCTGGATTATCTGCTGTCTGTGATGCGTGATGAAGATGCAGAGCGTTCCGAAAGGGTAGACGCAGCGCACAAGGCCGCGCCTTACGTTCACTCCAAGCTGGCAACGGTGGATCACAAGTCAACAGACGGCAGCATGTCACCGCCCGTCACGGTCTATCAGCTTCCAGACAATGGCCGCAGTAACGACAATTAAGCCGCAGGAGGGGCCGCAAGAGCGGTTCTTAGCCAGCGGGGCAGATATAGCGATTTACGGGGGCAGCGCAGGAGGCGGCAAGACATGGGCCTTGCTGCTGGAGCCGTTGCGACACGTTGCAAACAAAGATTTTGGTGCGGTATTCTTTCGCCGCTCTATGGTGCAGGTCAAAAACGAAGGCGGCTTGTGGGACGAGAGCGCGAAGCTATACCCGATCATCGCAGCCGACCCAAAAGAGCATAACGCCACATGGGCCTTTCCTTCCGGCGCTAACATATCGTTTGCACATCTGGAACACGACAAGACGAGGTTCAACTGGCAAGGCTCGCAGATCCCGCTGATCTGTTTTGATGAGTTGACGCATTTTAGTGAAACGCAATTCTGGTATATGCTTTCGCGCAACCGTTCGATGTGTGGTGTGAAGCCGTATATCAGGGCAACGTGCAACCCCGACGCAGATAGTTGGGTTGCATCATTCATCGCATGGTGGATTGACCAAGAAACGGGCCTTGCCATTCCTGAGCGGTCCGGCGTTCTTCGTTGGTTCATTCGAGTTGGCGATACGATCATATGGGGCAATGGCCCTGATGACTTGACGCAATACACAATGCCGGATGAAAACGGCGACCCCCAGCCAATCCCGGCAAAGTCAGTCACGTTCGTCTCGGCCAGCCTAACAGACAACAAGGCGCTGATGGCTGCTGACCCAAGCTACATGGCGTCATTGCTGGCGTTGCCAACGGTTGAGCGTGAGCGTCTGTTAGGCGGTAACTGGAAAATCAGACCAGCGGCGGGCCTATACTTCCAGCGCCACTGGACGCAGGTAGTTGATGCCGTCCCATCTGATCTGCGCATTGTGCGGGGGTGGGACTTGGCAGGGACGCCAAAGATTGAAAGCAATGATCCAGACTGGACGTGCGGCACAAAGATGGGCGTTACGCCAGATGGACGTTACTTCGTCCTAGATCACGTCTATGACCGCAAGGGGCCGATGGACGTGGAGCGCCTTGTGAAAGGCACCGCAGATCAAGACGGAAAAGACGTGGCGATTGATATGCCGCAAGACCCCGGCCAATCCGGTAAGGCGCAAGTGGCGACCTACAGCAAGCTGTTGACTGGCTATAATTGCCGCTTTGCCACTGTGACGGGCGATAAGGTAACAAGGTTTTCGGGATTCTCTGCACAAGCTGAGGCGGGCAACGTGTTTGTCTTGCGCGGCAAGTGGAATGATAGGTGGTTTTCTGAGTTGGAGAACTTCCCGCCCGAAACTGGGCATGATGACGACGCAGACAGCACAGCGCAGGCTTTCAACTTCTTAGCCAACAAGCGCCAACCGAAAACAACCACGACAACGGTCAAAGGATTGTATTAAATGGCCGTTAATTCGCTGCATCCACAAATCACGCGCCAAGTGCTTGACGATTGGCGGCTGTGCTATGACGCCTATCAAGGCGAGGGCGACGTAAAGCAACGCGGCACCACATACCTGCCCATGCCGTCCGGCTACACGACGCACGGCGACAACGGCATCGCGGCCTATGCGGCATACAAGATGCGGGCGCAGTTCCCCGAGGTTCTGGCGACAAGCGTTGGCGCTATGGTCGGCATCATTCACGGCGAAGAAATCGCGGTCGAATTGCCAAGCAACATGGAATATCTGTTCGAGGATGTTGACGGCGAGGGCATTACGCTCAACGACTTTCACAAGAACATAACGCGCAACTTGCTGGTGTCGGGGCGCTACGGCGTTCTTGCAGATGCACCGACAGGCGGCGGTGATCCATTCCTCGCAGGCTATCGCGGCGACACGATTATCAACTGGGACGTTGGGTTCTTCGTGCTGAATGAAAGCGAGTCGGTGCGTGATGGCTTCGTATGGGCGCAGGAAGAAAAGTACCGCGTTTTGCAGATTGTCGATGGCGTTTACACCGCGACTTTACACAAGTCTGACGGCGAAACGGACGCAACGCCAACGCGACTTGGCGGCGGCGCACTCAACAGGATACCGTTTGCGGTCGCGTCTGCAAAAGACATGGGGCCGGATCTGGAAGCCCCGCCGATGATCGGCATCGCCCGCGCGGCTTTGTCCATGTACCAGCTTTCCGCAGACTACCGCTTGCAGCTCTACATGAGCGGACAGGAAACGCTTGTCGCAATCAACGGGCCTGCACCCACCGCAGTAGGCGCGGGCGTGGTGCACGAAATGCTAGGCGATGACAATACAACGCCGGATCTGAAATACGTATCGCCAACCTGCGCAGGTATTCAGGCGCACCTTGAGGCAATCCAAGATAATCGGACAATCGCCATTCAAGCGGGCGCGCGTCTGTTTGAGCAATCGGGGCAGGCCAATGAATCGGGAACGGCGCGCAAGATGCGGTTTCGCTCAGAGACAGCAAACTTAAAGACGGTGGCGCAATCATCCTGCTCATTGCTGGAGGCGTCCTTGCGCAACATCGCGCGGATGCTGGGGCAGTCGGACGCGGTGATTGAGGCTATCACGGTCACGCCTCCCAAGGACTTGCTGGACGCCACGCTCACGCCACAGGACGCCGTTGCGCTGTTCTCGCTGGTCGAAAGCGGCGGGCTTGCACAAGAGACATATTACGAGCGCATTCAGGCGGGCGGTATTGCCAGCCAAGAGCGCACGTTTGATGAAGAATACGCTCTCATTGAGGGCGGCGATATTCGGGCTGACAGCCTGTAATCACCGTGGCGAGGCCACACCCATAACTTAAAGGAATTAAGCCGATGGCTTTGCAAACCGTTCTCGACACTCTCGACGGCATTGATGATGCTGTTAAGCCATTCTACACCGAAACAGACGGCAAGTTCATCTTGCAAGTGTCCGGCGTAGATAATCACCCCGATGTTGCCAATCTCAAATCAGCATATGAGCGCACGAAGGCCGACCGCGATGCGGCACGTTCCGAGCGCGATGCGGCCAAAGCACTCGCCAAGGAATTCCCCGAAGATTTTGACGCTGAAAAGTGGGCAAAACTCAAGGACGGGAAAGCCGACGAGGCCGCGCTTATCAAGCTACGCCAGACACTCGAAGCAGAGCGCGACGAGTACAAAGGCAAGTACGAAGCCGAGCAAGGCCGCGCGCTGAAAAACGCACTCGACCGTGATTTGACGGACGCGCTTAACGGCGCGGGCGTCACAAACACGTCATTTGCAAAAGCGGCGCGCACCATGCTGGCAGGCGATGTGAAGATCGGCGACGATGGCAAGCCCTTCGTGGATACCGACATGGGGCCGTTGGCCTTGGTCGATCACGTTAAGCGATGGGCGGCTGGTGAAGGCAAGGACTTCGTGACCCCCGCTTCAGGCGGCGGCGCAACGGGTGGCAAGAACGGCAACGCCCCAGCTAATGCGGAGACATTCGCAAAGATGGGCGACAAAGAGCGCACGGCTCTATTCCACAGCGACCCCGAAACATTCCGGCAATTAGCCGGCACATAATCTCGAAAGGAAAGCCTCATGGCTACCACACAAATCTCTGACGTATATGTCCCCGAGGTCTACTCCTCGTACACAGCCGTAAACGGCCCTGAAAAGACTGTTTTCTTTGACAGCGGTATCGCAGTTGCAAACCCAGCCCTTGCTGGCATGTTCTCAGACGGCGGGCGCATTGCTGAACTGCCGTTCTGGAAAGATCTGGATGCATCCGACGAGCCAAACTACGGTACCGACGATCCGGCCGATATTGCCGTTCCTGCGAAGATCGAGACAGGCACGCAGGTTGCACGTATGGCCAGCCTTAACCAAGGCTATTCGTCTGCGGACATGACAGGCGAACTTGCCGGGTCTGACCCCATGCAACAGGTGCGCAATCGCTTCGGCACTTATTGGATGCGCCAGTGGCAGCGCCGCACCATTGCATCGCTGCAAGGCGTCATTGCCGACAACGTGGCAAACGACGATGGCGATATGGTCAACAACGTCGCAGGCGCTACCAATGCGGACGTGGCGACTGGGACCTTGTTCGGGCGCGAAGTTTTCACCGCAGCGGCGTTTACCTCTGGCGACCACTATGACGATTACGCGGTGTTCGCCGTGCATTCCGTTGTAGCCAAGCGCATGGTGGACAATAACGATATTGAATTCCTTGCGGACAGCAACGGGCAGCTCACCATCCCGTCATTCCTTGGCCGCCGTCTAGTTGTCGATGACAGCCTGCCCATGACAGCCGCAGCAGGTACGGGCGGCACCGATGCAGCCGCGACCTACACCAGCTATCTGTTCGGCACTGGCCTGATCGGCTATGGCGAGCGCAGCCCGAAGGTTCCGGTGGAACTGGAGCGTGAAGCGGCTCAGGGCAACGGTGCAGGCATTGAGACGCTTTGGGAGCGCAAATCGTGGGTGATCCACCCGTTCGGCACTGCATTCACAAACACCACGCTGACAGACGGAAACGCCACTCTGGCGCAGCTTCGTTTGGCTGCAAATTGGGACCGCGTGATCGAACGTAAGCTCGTGCCACTTGCTTCGATCGTCACAAACGGCTGATTTTTGAAGCGGGGCGGCATTGTTCGCCCCGTCACAAAGCACAGCGGAGAATGAATATGAACATCAAGCAACAGCTAGACATGCAGGCGCGGTACACGGCGCAGTCATTGGGCGCACCATCACCAGCAGAACCCGAAGCGTTCACGCCAGAAACGATTGACGCCATGAGCAAGGGCGACTTGCGGGACATGGCCGAAGCCCACGGCGTTGAGATCCCCAAGGGAGCCAATATTCAGGATATGCGCGGGATGGTCAAAGCGGCCATTTTCACGGGCCTTTAATGACTGTTATTGTGGTCAGAGACGGCGTAATGTGCTGCGATACGCAAGTATCCGGCGATGACTTATATTGCGGCGAAATCCGTAAGTGGACAGCGGTCCATCCTGACATAGGCGGCGGATTTGCTGGATTTTCGGGCGAACTTGGCGAAGCGTCATCGGCGTTGAAAGCAATGGCTGATAGACAGGCAAGCGGGTTTTCCGTAGATGCCGGATTATGGCTAAAATCAGACGGCACGGTCTGCGAGAAGTACGGCGAAAGCGACTGGTTTGAATACCAAGCCCCATTCTATGCGATAGGGTCGGGCCAGCATATAGCCTTTGGTGCGCTGCACATGGGCGCGACCGCCGCCGAGGCAGTAAGCGCCGCCATTGCACTTTCCAGCGGATGCGGCGGGCGTGCAGAGATTGTGGAGACAGACCATAATGACTGATCTTGCATCATTCCGCGCATACGCCCTTGCAAGGGGCGACAGCGCACCGACAGCGGCGACTGACACAGACGCAGAGGCGGCTCTTGTGCGGGCGGGCGACTACATCGCGGCGGAGTATGTGGCTCGGTTCTTGCCTGCGTTCGTGGACCCATTGCCAGGCGCCGTAGAGGCCGCAACGTATGAGGCGGCGCGTCTGGAGTTGGCAGAGCCTAACGTGTTCTCCAAAACCTACAGCGATGCGGGCGACAAGGTGCTGACAGGCGTTGGCGATATTCGGTGGGAGTTTACCGGGCGCAAGGGCGGTTCGCAGGTGCCGAAAAGCACGCGGATCGACGGAATGATGAGGCCATTCATCGGCGGCAATACCAAGACGTTGTTGCGGTCATGAGCGGAGAGGCAATAGCAGCCGCAAAGGACGTGGCCGAAGGTATCGCCAGCATCGGAACGCCATGCGTGTTGCGCCGCAAAGGCGCGGTGCAGACTGATCCAGATGTTCCGGTGAACACCAGCCCCGTTCACTTTGATATTCTGGTATCGCCAAAGCCCATAATGATGCGGGATGCGTCTGGCATGTTGATCGGCGTCACTAAAACCATGCTGACAATCGGCGCGCTAGGTGTTAAGCCAACCAAGGCGGATTACATCGCACTCAACGTGACAAGCGCAGACGTGACCAGCGCGACGAAGTTCTTGCAGGTCGAAAGCGTGGAGACGCTGCTATTTTCCGGCGTTGAGGTCAAACATGAGGTAATGCTTGCCGACTAACCTGCCCACAGCGTCCGAAATAGCGTCACTGGCTCACTTCTCGCAGAGGTGGCTGGTCCAGTCGCACCTAGACGCAGGACGCACCGCAGAGGCGCAATGGGCGCTCCACATGATTGCGCCGGAAGTGTTCGCGGCGTATGATCAGCAGATAGAGGCAGCGTTTCTGCTAGGCTATGTGATGGGGATGATGAGATAAAGGACAGTTCCGGACAGCAAAGGACAGTTCTGGACTGTTGAAAAGCCTGTAAATTGGGAATAAACTGAGCGTCAAAATGGAGAACCATGATGACAGGCCCAAACGAAAGAATTGAATACGTCGCAAGTCGCATTTGGCACGCCTATTGCCTGAGAGTTTCGGGGCAAAAATGGGCCGACAAAAGCCATTGGTCTGATGTTGACGCCCAAACGTCTCGAATATTTCTGTGCCACGCCGTAGCGGCGATCGCAGCGATAAATGATGATAACGCCAAGATAGAAACGGCGTTAATGTCTGAACTAGAGGCGTTTCGTGCCGCCGCAGCCGCAAAGTCCCAAAATCTGTCTAAGGCATTAAAAAAGCCAGTAACCATCCGAGGCGTTACATACAACGGCGCTCAAGCCGCAGCCGACTCGCTTGGGGTAAGTATCAGCACCGTTAAGAGCGCCAAGGCCTTGGGTCGGCTTGATACGGTCGGAAATGGCAAGGGCAGCAACTTGACCCCAGACCAGATCGCGGCAAACTCTGAAAAGAAGCGCAAGCGGATTGAGATTGATGGCGCTGTTTTCTTTGGCTGGAAAGAGGCAACGCACATAACGGGATTATCTAGGCAAACGATCCTAAAGCGCGGCGCGAAGGTATCTAAGCCCTAACCACCCCCGACAATTCAACGAAACGCCGCATCCGTGCGGCCTAAGCGCGTGGAAGGAACCACCATGCTCATTAACGCAATCGAGGGCGCAACGCGGAGAATTGGCAAGTCGCAAGGATATCTTGGCCTGCCGTTGAAGGATCACACCATCGAAGGAAGCCCCGCCATGACAACATCATGGCAACCGACGCCCGCCGAGATTGAAGCGATTGTCGCAGGAGCGCCTATCCATGTGACGCTGTTGGGTTCCGCACATCCGCCGATCCTGTTGGCGATGGGCAAGGTGCCAGAGTAAATGGCTGTCGAAGCAATCAACAGAGACGCAGGGATTGTGCTGATGTGCGATGGCTGCACTTGGCCTGTGTCTGTGTGGCTGGACGATGATGGTGAGGAATGTGAATCGCAGGACGCTATCTTTGCAGTTGTTGGGCCGTGCAAGGATGAATACCGGAAAGAGTTTTGGGTCACTCTTGAGTTGAGCGACTTTCAAAGCGTGGCGGTGCAATAATGGCCGCGAAAACAGCACAACAACGCCGCGTGGAGGCACTTCTACGCCAACAGACCGCAGCCATCCGCAAGGCGTTCACCGAGGCCACGGCAAAGGCCAGCGGTGCAATCGACACAGCGGCGCTGGTCCGGCTGCTAGAAGCGGGCAACATCGAGGCAGCGGCGGCGCTGTTTAAGATCGACAGCGGCGTGATGTACCCGCTCCAACGCGCGATTCAGGACGCTTTCATTGGCGGTGGGTTGGCGGTAACGCAGGACTTGCCGAATGGCTTGGCGGGGCGGTTTTCGTTCGACGGGAACCATGCGCGGGCAGTTGCGATTGCCACAGAACAAGCGGCGTCGTTGGTCACGAATGTAGGTGACGACGCAATCCTGAACGCGCGCAAGGTCATTGTGGACGGGCTGCAAAACAACAGATCGACAAGCACAATCGCCAGAGACTTAGGCGGGCGGCTCAAATCATCGCGGCGCGTGGGCATCATCGGGCTGGACGGCCCGCAAACAGACCGCATGATAAACCTGCGATCCATGTTGAGTGACCCCGACCGCATAGGCGAATACTTCAAAGACAAGGGCATGAAAACGCCTCGCTACAAAGAGGCCAACCGCCGCTTTGACGGCATGGTGCGCAAGGCGATCAAAGACGGCAAGGCACTCAGCCAAGCGGACGCTGACAGATTGGTTGAGGCGTACAAGACAAAGGCCACAGGCGCGCGGGCAAAGCGCGTAGCAGAGGCCGAGGCATTCAAGGCCCAAACCCAAGGCCGCGACGAAGCCTATGCGCAAATGCTTGAGCGCGATGATGTTGAGGGCGTTACCAAAGAATGGCGGCGCGGCTTTGCAGACGACCCCCGTGAAGACCACAGCGCGATGGACGGTACGGTGATTGAATTCAACGAGACGTTCAACTTTCCAGACGCCCAAATGAAGCACAGCCACGATCCGGCGGGCGGGCCAAAGCACAACGTCAAATGCTCGTGTTTTACGTTCTATCGCGTGCGAGTTCCGAAGGGATAGCCCATGGCAGGCAAGACATTCACAGCGCAGCTTGCGGACTTTGAAAAGCTGACCACGCAGAACCTGAAATATGTGGCAGTCGAGGCAATTCAGGACGTGGTATCAGCAGCTCAAACGGCACAGCGCGGCATCACATTAGGCGCGACTTCGTTTGTCGAGGGCAAGATACCCGAAGGCAAAACGAAGAACCTAAAGAACAGCCTGACATCCAACGGCACCGAGGGCGAGACAAGCTATACGGTGGCGCTGGGGGCGTATGATATAGGCGACACGCTCACATTTGCTTGGACCGCGCCTTACGCACTCAGGATGGAGTTGGGGTTTACAGGTGAGGACAGCAAGGGCCGGACCTACAATCAAGCGGGACGCCACTTCGTCGGGGCCAACGCCCGCAAGTTCCCCGAGTTCGTGGCGGCGCGCGCCAAAGAGGTGAGCAAGTGAAAGAAACCGACATAAGCCGCGTTCTACGCGCCCGCCTCAAAACCCTAACGCCCGCATATCCGATCCTGTACGAAAACAAAGACAAGCCGGAGGCAATGATGCGGCCCTATTTGGTGACAGACGTTATTCGTGTTTCGCGTCGCAATCCCGGCGTCAAAGGCGGCGCAAGCGGAGTAATTGCGCGGGGATTCTTTCAAGTCACGGTTATTACCGACCTCGACCAATTCGACACATTGGCGCTGACAGTTTCAGGAAGTATCGCGCTGCATTTCCCGAAGGCTTTGCGCATGACGGACGCAGCAGGAACGGTCGCAATAATAGATGAGCCAAACATTTTGAAGGGCATACGCGACGGTTCGGATTGGCGAACAGATGTCCAGATTGACTATGAAACATCATAAGGAGGCCGTCATGGCAAAGAAGAAAACCGCTCCGGCGGTGCAAGAAGCTGTTGAAGCGCCAAAGGCCGCAACGCCCAAACGCGCAACGCTGAAAAACACCAAAGCCGGAAACGGCGCAATCGGCGCAATCGCGCGCCCGTTGCAAAAAGACGCAGCCGCATGGCGCGCAATCGGTTGGATCGACGCCGAGTAAGTTTGCCCCGCCTGCGGGCTGCCCCACGGGGCGAACGGTAGGCAATTCCCCAACTCTGGACAGACAACACCCGCTCAGGCGGGCCTGTCCGCTTTGCCAAATGAAAGGGCAATATCATGGCTACCAGAAATAACATCGGTAAGAGCATCTTTTACTCTACCGCACTCCCCGCGACCAACGACGCCGCAGGCTTTGAGGCGCTGACATGGGTCGAACTGGAGTTCCCCGAAACGCTCCCGCAATTCGGTGTTACCAACAACAACATCGACATTCCCGACCTGAAGTCAGGCTTCACGAAAGGGACCAAGGGTTCAGCATCCGGCGTTGACAGCCAAGGCTCGTTCCGCATCGACGGCAGCGAACTGGCGACAGGTCAGGCCGCGTTCAAGACGCTGTGCGACGGGCCAAGCGGCGCTTGCGCAGTCAAGATCGGCACAGGTTCCGGCGCGGCTCAAGCATTGGTGTCCGGCGATCCGGTGGAATACGCAGCGGGCTATGTTCACTCGTATCAGGAAAATCAGGCAACTGATTCCAGCTACGAAGGCGCTGTTTATAATTTTAAGCAGAACGACCTGACCGTGAAGGCGGCAGAGCCAGCTTAATCCGCTACGGCGGCTAGGGGTGCGGCGCGGATGGTTCTACCGTCGCACCCCGCAATGAACCAGAACCCCAAGGACAAACACAATGGATTTCAACAAATTTAACGCCCGTGCCTATGCCGAAGCTGGATCTGCAATGCAGATCATGGACCCGTGGACAGGTGATCCGATGATGGACGGCGATAAACCGTGCAAGGTGATCGTGCGCGGCACCGCTTCGAAGTCGGTTCAGGCCGCAATGCGTGCCAAGCAAAAAGCCGCGATGATGAGCAAAAAGGCAAAGGGCGACAAGGATGACGACGAGGCGCGCGTAATGGAGGATGTTCATATGCAGCTTTGCGAAGGCGCTGCACCTTTCATTGTCGGCTTTGAGAACGTGATGAACGGTACAAAGCCCGCGACTGCTGATGACGCGATGTGGTTCCTTGACCTGACGTTCCCCGAAATGGGCGTCAAAGAGGATGCAGACGGCGAGCAAGTTACAGACAAAGACGGTTCGCCTGTGTTCGAAATGAAAAACAACCCTTTTGCAAAGCAAATCGGCGAGTTTGCAGGAACGCAGGCTAATCGCTTGGGAAACGGGCCGAAGGGTTAAAGCTCTACGCCAGACAGATCGGCTACCTGCACGCCAGACCGAAGGACCAAGAGAAAACGCGCATGGCGCAATGGTCCGATGCTGGCGTGACAGACTTCGGCTTGCCGGATCTGGACGCAGAGGAATATCTAGTCGGGCTGTTCTTCGATCTAGGCCCGACACGCAGTAACGGCATGTCCGAAGGTCCGACCGACTGGGATATTCTCTGGCCCTACGCATCCGCCAAGGGTCTGGATGAGGACGATACCAGCATCTTGGCTGAGATGTTCAAAGGCTACCATGCCGAGCGCGAAAGCGGCGTCAACGCGCTGGCGATTGCTCCGGTAGATAGGCCAAAGGCGTCCCGTTAGCGGGGCGTCTAATCAGCAGAATGTAAAAGCTAGGATTAGATTAAATGAGCCAGAATTTTGCCGATCTGATCCTTGGTGCCGACACGCGCGGCCTGCTCAAAGGTAAGGACGCGCTCGAAGCCACCACTAAGGCGGGCGCGCAGACGGAAAAAGCCGTTGGCGGCACCGAAAAGGGTTTCAAGAAGGCTGGCGACAGTGCCGGACGGGCCGCGCCACAGGTTGATCGTTTCGGTAAGGCGACAAGCGCCGCGCAAGGGGCCGCAGTCGCAGCTACGCGGGTTCTTGTCGGGCTTGCGGGCGCTTTCGTTTCCATGCAGGCAATCGGCGCTTCGGTAACGATGGCGCGCAGCTTTAATGCAGCTATGGCTGAAACCTCAACACTGATCGAAGGTACTCCGCAGCAGCTAAAAGAAATCGAGGCTGCTGCGAAATCAATGTCTGGTGAGTTTGGCGGTAGCGCCACCGCGCAGGTCAAAGCATTTTATCAAGCCCTTTCAGCGGGAGCAGATGGCGTGGCTGGGGCGACTACCGTGCTGGACCAAGCGAACAAACTTGCGGTCGGCGGTGTCACTGATGTGACGACAGGCGTTGACGCCCTGACGACTGCAATGAACGCGTATGGGCCGGATGTGTTGAGTGCGGCAGAAGCCTCTGACGCAATGTTCGTCGCCATGCGGGCAGGCAAGACGACCATCGGCGAATTGGCCGGAAACTTGGGGCAGATCGTGCCCATCGCGTCATCTGTTGGCGTGTCCTTCGATGAGGTCACGGCAGGCATCGCGGCGCTCACCACACAGGGCCTTTCAACATCGGCTGCAACCACAGGGTTGCGGCAGGTTCTTGCGTCCGTGCTGAAGCCGACAAAGGAAGCGACGGACGCGGCTGCAGCACTTGGTATCCAGTTCGATGTTCAGGCTATCAAGGCCAACGGGTTGTCAGGGTTCCTAGAGGATGTGATTGCCAAAACGGGCGGAAACCAAGAGGCGATGGCGCAGCTTTTCGGGTCCGTTGAGGCGTTGGGGGCGGTGCTGGCATTTGCAGGCGGTGCAGGCGGGACATTCTCAAACATCCTAGAGGACATGGGAAACAAGGCGGGCGCGACAGACGAAGCCTATATAAAAATGTCAGAAAGCCTAAACCAGCGGTGGAACGTCGTTGTTGCGCAAGCGCAGAACGTGGCTCTTAGCCTTGGGAACGCGCTGATTGCGGTGATCGTGCCAGCTTTCGAGGCGGCGGCACAAGCTGTTTCGTTCTTGGCGGACAATAGTGATGTTCTGGCCGTGGCATTAACAGCCATAGCGGCCACCGCTATTCCGCGTGCTGTTGCTGCACTTGCCACCTACGCGGCGGGTATTACTGCGGCAGGCGTTGCTACAGGTGTAATGACAGCAGCGGCCACGGCGGCGCGCGTTGCGCTGATCGCGCTTGGCGGTCCTATTGGTATTGTCTTTGGATTGCTTGGCGCTGCGGCTGGTGCGTTTCTTTTGTTCGGAGACAATGCAGGGACAGCAGGGACAGCAGCTTATGACGCTGAGGAAGGGACCCAAGCCTTAGCGGACGCGCTGGACGCAGTGACTTTGGCAGAGCCAGCCTCCAGCGCCGCTGTGATCGCATTGGCGAACAACAACGTGAAGCTGGCTGACAGCGCATATGAGGCTGCTACGGCAGAGCTGGCGAAGCGTAGGGCTATGCTGGGCGAGGCTGAAGCTGTGGCGGGCGGCGGGCGTTCTCGCAGGGGCGCAATACTGGGCAATGAGCGCCTAGTACGTGAGGCGATAGAAGCCCAAACCGCAGCGGAGAAGGCACTGGCCACCGCTATCCGTGATCGCAAACTAGCGTCCGAAGAGATCGTTATGACGCTGCCGACCGTCACACTTGAGACTGACAGGACTTCAAAGGCGGCTAAGACCGCAAAAGAACTAGCTGACGAATTGTCAAAATCGCTTGGCGGCGGCGGCGGTGGTGGAGGCGGTGGCCTGTCTAAAGCGACCAAAGACGCGGCCAAAGAACTCGACAAGATGGCCGACGAAATCGAGCGCCTAGAGTTCGACGCCGACCCTATCAAGAAGTACAACGCCGAATTGGCGAGGCTTGACGAGTTGCTGGTCGGTAACGGTACATCTAAGTTGACCGATGGCGCATACGAAAAAGCCGTCAAAGACCTCAACGAAGAATTTGCAAACAGCGACCCGCTTATCTCTGGTATTGGCGATGCAATCGGGGACTTCGTGGCGGGCGGGATGCGCAACTTTGGCGATCTGCTGGACAGCTTCAAAAACATGATCAAGCAGATGATTGCCACGGCAATTGCGAACCCGATCAAGCTGGCGTTGGCAGGCGGGTCTGTGAGCGCGGGACAGGCGGCAGCGGGTCAGGTAGCAGGCGCGCCAGCGGGCGGCGCTATGGGGGGCGCGGGCAACTTGCTGGGCCTTGGCGGTATCGGTGCGTCGTTTGCATCTGGTGCGAGCGGCCTTTTGACAGCCTTCGGTGGTGGTGGCGGGTTTGCGGCAGCGGGCACGTACCTGTCTGCTGTGACCACGGGTGCAACGGCGTCTATTGGGGCTTTTGCGGCAGCGGCGGGCGCGGTCGCACTCCCATTGCTGGCAGTCGCAGCGGTGTTCAGCTTCTTTAAGAGCAAAACCAAAGAGCTGGACGCGGGCCTGCGGTTTACCGTCGATGGCATGGACACGCTTGTGCAGTCGTTCCAGACGCTGGAGAAGAAGAAGTTTTGGGGCTTGTCGAAGAAGGTTCGCACCAGCTTTTCGGATCTGTCTGAAAGAGATGCTCAGCCTCTTATTGCAGCGACAGATGCAGTACAGGGTAGCGTGGTCGCGGCGGCGGCACAGCTTGGTTTTGCGGCTGATGCTTTTGACGGGTTCACCCATGACTTTAGCATCTCCCTCAAAGGTCTAGATGAGGCGGCGAAACAGCAAGCCGTTGCCGATGCGCTTGAAGGTCTTGGAGACGAAATGGCAGCTATGATCCTTGGCGTAGGCACCGAGGTGAAAGAAGCTGCGGTCAGAGTTTTGGGAATACCACTGGGCGAAATCACGACGTTTGATAACAGCGGAATGTTTGAAGAGCTGACCGCGCTTGCCAACTCTCTGGTGCTACTGAACCAAACATTTGACACACTGGGGCGCGACACGCTAGAATTGTCACTTACAAGCGGACGCGCTGCGGCCGAAATCGCTGATCTTGCGGGCGGTCTAGATAACCTCACAGCGATCAGTAACGCATATTATCAAGGCTTCTACAGCGATGCAGAGAGGTTCACTACAGCACACAGGCAGATCGCAGAACAGTTTGCGGCGCTGAACGTGGCAATGCCCGCATCACGCACACAATTCCGCGCAATGGTTGAGGCAGTGGACGTGACCACAGAGAGCGGGCGGGCGATGTACGTGTCGCTTCTGTCTTTGGCGGGCGCGCTCGATGCTGTGCTGCCATCGGTCGCCAGCTTCACGGCAGAGATTGCTCAGATGGCTGGCGTGATTTCTACACAGATCGACGCCATGATCGGCGATACCAGTACAGCGATGCAGGCCAATGAGCAGGCGGCGGCGCTGTGGTATCGCACCAGCCAGACCTTGCGCGACCTCATTGCTGATATGCGCGGGACAGCATCGGCGCTTGTGTCTGGATCGCGGGCGCGCGCGTTCTCTGAAATGCGGTTCCAGACGCTTCTGGCCTCTGCCATCGGTGGCGACAACGAGGCGGCAGGCGATCTGACGGCGGCAGCGCGGACGTTGCTGGACAACACGAAGGCCACCGCGCGCACGTCGCTTGAAGTTGCCCGTGCCGAGGCGCGTGTCCTGTCCGACTTGCAGTTGGTATCAGGCGTATCTGACGTTGAGGGTGCGCGGCATGACGTGATTGCCGGTCTACTGGGTCATCAGGTTGATCTACTGGGCAACGTGCGGGACGCGATCAACAGCGGCAACCCGCTATCCCCGTCCGACATAGACGGGCTGAACGGCCAGCTGGGCGCGCTGGAAGGCGCAATCAAAGCTGCGGAAATGATCAACTATGCGTTCCTGAAGGAGCGTCTGAATGTGGCTGTAGATCTGGTGGCGACCGCCGATATTCCAGAACCCATCCGCGATCTTCTAGCAAACACAGCCACGGGCATCACGGCCACGATTGACTACATCGTGCGTGCGCCCAACCTGACGCCCGATCTGCGGTGGCTGGCGTTAACGGGATCGTCTGAGCATATCAGCACGCTCAAGTTCGTGGCTGAGAACACGATCGACAAAGACACCCGATGGATGGCTGTCACCCGCGTAAGTGAGTTGGACAAGACCATTAACCTGCTGACGGGTGCGACACTGGATGCAGAGACGCGCCGGATTGCCCTTGCGGGGGCGTCGGAGCTGTCCCGTACTGTAAACGTGGCGCTGGGGTCGAATGTCGATGCGACCGCGATGCAGTTGGCGCTGCGTGGCGTTGGCCTCTACAATGTGGCTGTGCAGGCGTCTCTGGCCCCGTCCGTAAGCGACGAAGTGCGCAAGATCGTATTTGGGGATGCTGGTATTTACTCTGCGTCTATCCAAGCCTCGCTTGCCGCTGACATACCGACATGGGCGCGCAACGCCTTGCTGCGTCAACAGGGGGATTTTGCGCTCAACGTAAACGCGGTACTGGCGTCCAGTGTGAGCGATGCCATGAAGGTTATTGTTTTGCAGGGCAACACCAGCGCGCTGCGTGTAGTCACGATCCTTGGTGCCTATGGTGCCAGCCTGACACCAGAGCAGCGTGCGTTACTCGAAATGCAGGCCAGCCAGATCACCAAAGGCATCATCGGCAATGTCTGGTTCAAAGACATGAGCGTCGAAGACTGGCGTTTGTTCCACATGCGAAACGAGGCTTACGAAAAGAATGTTGCGGGCGTGCTTTGGTTCCGCGACATGACTGCCGACAAGTGGGACCTGTTTCGCATGGGTAACGAGGCGGTGCTCAAGACCTTCACCGGAGCGGTTGATACGTCTCGCCTGTCCACACAACAGCTTGCACTGCTCAACGCAGTTACCGGCACTGCAAACGGCACCGTCACCCTTGGCGGATCGTTTCGATTCGATCCATCGGGCGGGTTCTCGACGTGGTTTGGCAATACGACCTTTACGAACATCAACGCACCCATATCGGATCTTCGCACCAGCCTTGCGGACCTGTCAGCAGCGGTTGCGAAGTCGGCGGCTGATGGGGCGGCAGCGTCCGATAGTCTTGCGGCAGCATTGGTCGCGGATACCAAGCTGAGGTCGGTCAATGCCGCGTTGGACGGGACCAGCTTCAACGCAGACGCGACCTTTACCAGTTCTACGGGCTGGCAGGGCAGCGGTGCGTTCGAGGCAAGTTTCTCGGACCTGTACGAGTTGTCCAAAGCCTTGGATGTTTCGCTGAAGTGGGCCAGCGGCGCGGCCAAAGGTACCAACAAACTGCGCACCGATGTCGAGAGCGCGCTTCGACAGATGGGGGCGATTGCGTCGGACGAGATGCTTTGGCTTTCCGCAGGCAATGCCGGGTCTGCATCGGTAAATGCGGGTTGGACGGAGTGGCTCAAGACGCAGGGCGTTCCATCCTTTGCGGGCGGTGTTTCAAACTTTGCTGGCGGTCTTGCTCGTATCCACGATGGCGTGGGTGGCGAGATTGTGCGTCTGCCAAACGGAACGGATGTGATCCCACATGATCTGTCAAAGCGCATGGTGGATCGCCCAAGCGATCAGAGCGGAACCAGTGAAGCCCTCTTGCGTGATGTCCTTGCAGAGATCCGTGCGATTCGCCAGCAAGATCGAGAGATCGGGCGTTCGGTGATTTCTGAGACACGCAGAAGCGCAAAGGTTCTAGAGAAATTTGACATCGATGGATTGCCGGAGGCCCGCGAATGAAAGTAATTCCGCCGATAAAAGTTACGAGTGAAGTTCTAATTTCAACAAATGCGCCGGAAAATGACGCGCCTGAATGGGACAATCTGACCACCTACGCGGATCGTGATCGTGTGATCCTTTCCGCAAAAAAGATGGTCTATGAAAGCGTGCAAGGGTCCAACCTTGGAAACGCGCCGGATGAAGTGGCATCCACGTTTTGGGTTCCCGTCATGGCGACAAATCCTTGGAGGGCGTTCGATGGGGTGCTTTCCGCGCCTGTCACCAAAACAGGCGGCATTCAGTATACGCTGGCCCCGGAAGTGCTTATTAGAGCAGTTGGTGTAATCGGCGTGAAAGCGTCTCATGTCGCGGTGAGGGTGATTAACCCTGAAGACGAAGTTGTCATCTTCCAGCGCCAATCAGTTGTTGATTTTACGGACATCATCGACCCGCTTTCGATGGTCACGGTAGAGCCGGGGACGCGCG